AGATTTAGAACCAATTATTAAAAAGTTATTTGAGGAAGAAACTGGATTAACAGTTAGGAATGATAATAAAATCCGTATCGATGATGAACATCTATTTATTACCACAAATTTAGATGGTATGGTAGTTGGTGAAAAAGTACCTATAGAATATAAAACAATGGGTAAATGGGATGGAGAAATTTCCGACACATATTATGCTCAATTGCAACATCAAATGATGGTAACTAAATCACCATATATATACTTTGTTGCCTTGGTTCTTGGATTTAGTAAGAACTTAATTATAGAAAAGTTTGATCGGGATGATGATTTTATTTCTGAGATGAGACGAGAATTAATTCATTTTTGGAAAGGAAATGTTGTTGCAAAAGTTCCACCAAATCCAAAGTCTATTGAAGATGTTAGTAAGTTATTTAAAAAATCTGAAGATGGAACTCGGAAACCAGCAGACATACATATATATGATTCTTGTACATATTTAAACGAATTGTTAATAAGAAAAAAGAAATTAGAAGACACTATAAAAAAAGAAAAACAAGATGTAATGTCTTTTATGGGTGAGAATGAAACACTTGACTTTCAAGGTGTTCCTATTGCAGTTTGGAAAAGCACCAAGGATAGGATGAAATTTGATAGTAAGTCGTTTGAAAAAGACCATCCAAAGTTATATGAAGACTACTTAGTTAATATGGGTAGTTATAGAAGATTTAATTTAAAAAATATGGAGAAATAATGGTTGACATCCAAAAATCAAAGAAAAAATCAAAGGCATTATCGCCTAAAACATCAAATATATTCGAGTTAATTCAAAGTAGAAAAGATACTTTTAATGAATTACTCCCAAGGGGTTCAAGTGTAGACCGCTTCGTTTCTGCTTGCTTGATTGCCGTTAAGATGAGTACAAAGTTGCAACAATGCAAGCCTGAGAGTATATTAAAAGCGATGATGGAATCTGCACGATTTGGGCTTGAACCGAATAGTCCTCTTTCCGAAGCGGCACTTGTTCCTTATGGTCAAAATGTGCAATTTCTAATAGAGTATCGTGGTTTATTAAAACTTGCATGGAACTCTGGTGCAGTAAAATCTATTGATTATGATAAAGTATGTGTTAACGATACTTTTGTATATAAAAAAGGATTTAATGCAGAATTTAGACATGAACCAAACTTTAAACAAACTCGTGGCGATGTTTATGCTTATTATGCAATGGCGGTACTAACAAATGGTGGTAATGCTTTAATTGTTATGACTAAAGATGAAATAGAAGACCATGCAAGGCAGTATAGTTCTGCATCTAAATCTAAACAATCTCCTTGGGTAACAGACTTTGATGCGATGGCTATTAAAACGGTTATAAGGCAATTATTGGATAAGAAAATACCGAAGTCAACAGAACAATCGGCAATGCTTATGCAACAGGCTGCACATATGGACGATATACCTCAAGAAACGAGGGATAAATATACTGAAGTCGTTGCAGAAGAACCTGAATTAATTAATACCGAGGGAGATTCAAAACAAGAGGAACTCGAAGAGTTTCAATTGTCAATGGAAGAGAGAGAGTAGTCAACCATAGGGGGTGGTTTTACCTTTCAGTTGCCGCCCCCTTTTTTTAGGAGATATAATGTCTAAGAAATCAGTAAAAAATTTAATATTATACCATATAAAACAAAGAAAAAAATCCAACCCAATAAGATCAAAAGAACTATCATATAAATTAGGATGTTCTGATGTTCATATTAGGGATGCGGTCCACGAATTAAGAACTAAAGATAATGTACCAGTTTGTTCTGGTGGTCGAGGTTATTATTTTCCAACCGATATTTCCGAAGCAAGACATTCAATTAATCATTTGCGGTCCCGTGCCAGGAAAATGATGGATGCTGCAAATGGAATGGAAAAACATTATTTAAAAGAAGAGCAAACAAGTTTAATATGAAAATAGAATTTACTTGCTTAGGTAGTCCAATTGCACAAAAAAGACACAGATCAACAAGAGTTGGTAAGTTTATTCGTAACTATGACCCCTCTGCCCCGGACAAAGCAGACTTTTTAGGGTTAGTACATAAATATGCTCCAGAACATCCCTTTTTAGGAACTTTGAAATTAAGGGCATACTTTTATATCAACTACCCTAAGAAATGGCTTAGAACAGGCAAATTTGAAGGTCAATTAAAAGAGAACCACCCAAAATATTGTCCAACTCGCCCAGATGTCGATAATTACTTGAAATTTGTAATGGATGCAATGGGGAACGGAATTTTTTACAATGATGATTCTAAAATTGCACTTGTAGAGGTCGCAAAAAAATATTCACTTAAACCAAGAACCGAAATTACAATAGAGGAATTAAATGACATTTGATTTGCCTAAAGGATTTCAAGATAAAAATCCTAATATATTAAAAAAAGTAAAAGAAGATTTTAAAAATCCAGATAAAGGTTTTCATTATTTATTTCAAGGTAGTGTTGGATGTGGAAAAACATATCTTGCTAAACTAATTGCTCACAATCTAATAAAATCAAAAATAGTAGAACCTAAAGAATATTTAGTTTCAGCGAGAAAGACTTATAGTAGTTTTCTTGAGACTATAAGTTCGAGTTATACGGATAAAGGTACGGCTATTGCTAAATTAAAAAGATCAATAGGTAGTGTTGAGTTCGTAATACTTGATGATCTTGGTGATGAGAAACCAAATACTGAAGCATCACACGAATATTTCTCATCTATACTTGAAGATAGATATGACTATATTGGGAAATACCCTTTTGCAAGAACCATTATCACAACCAATTTAAAGAGTCAAGATTTTATAAATGCATACGGATCAAGATTGTTTGATAGAATAACAGATATATTTACAATTATGAAATTTAAAGAACATAGTTTTAGACAAGAAAATAAGTCTGTTGTGGAAGGATAGTTACTTTTCTTTTTCAACTAAAAAATGTTCCAAAGCTTCTACTTGAGTTTTTAATTCCCTCACATCTTTAGCAAGGTTTTCTTGCTCTTGGAATATATCTGTGAGTTTATCTATGGCTGGGTACTTCTTTCCAAGTGTAGAATCTATAAATTTCAATACTATAGATTTTATTTTTTTTTCAAAGCCTAACGATACCATATTATCTCCTATTTTATAGCAGTAGGGGTAGGACTCGAACCTACACGAATATTCTCTCCCAAAAAATATTCACTACCTAAACAGGGTAGCGAGTCTGCCTTTCCTCCACCCTACTTTAATCATTTTTCTTATTATGCTTAAACCAAAAGTCTACAACTTTACCAAAAGAAGCTAAGAATGTACCTACTATAATGTTAAGCAAGTCTCTAAAGTTGTCTTCAAGCTGTAATACTGGATGAAATAATAAGTATATTATCCAAAAAAAACAACCAAAAATAAGAAGAGTGATGGTGAATTGCATCCAATCTGGAAGACCATCACCACCATTCATTACATCTAATGCAAATGCAGAAGGTTTCACTTCTTCTTTTTTAGGTCTTCCAGCCAATTAAATAATACCCTCAAGTTTCATTGCTCTCGCCATTCTATTAATTCCAATGCCACCACCAAACCTTGGGAAAAAATCGTGATCAAGAAATTCATCAAGTTCTTTCATAACTCTATTTTTACCAAACTTTCTAAATAACAATTCAGAATAATCTCCATCAGTCTGGTTTAAAAAATTCCATTTCATAGAATCCTTATCAGTACTTCTCTCAGCTGACCCTATAGTTTCTTGACCATGGAGTATAACATCTACTTTATTAAATACATCTTTATCAGTATTTTCTTTCATATTCCAGAAAGGATGAGTCCTTTTTGGAAAGTTTTTAAGAAATAATTTAGTACTAATTTCTTTACTCATCATTTCTTCATGTTCTGCTTCAAGTATATCTGTTTCATATCTTTCACATAATCCATCATAAGTGCAATGTAGATAATCTCTTTCAAAACCTAAGAACTCTAATAATTCATCCTCAAGCTTTATCATATCCTGCATAGTACCCTTTTTCTCAAATTCAAACATGGGGAAAATCTTCTGATGTCTCCCATCGATTGGATTAGGCTCATTTCTGTAACTTGTTGATATACAAAAAACCCCTTCTACTGAGGGGTTATTTAATAATTCATATTCAAGCCACATTTGACCAGTCTGAGGAAGAGGGTAATCCACTCCATCAAAGTTAAACTGGGCTATTGTTTTAGGGTCTTCACAAGCTGCTAATATACTTAATCTGGATTGTGTTGGTACTTCAGTAAAACCTTTTTTCTCTTTAAAAAACTTCCTCATTTTAGTTACTACTTTGTCATATTCAAATGTCTCGTACATTTATATTCCTATTTTTTCTAACTCTTCATTCATTACTTCATAGAAGGATTCATTCCCTCTCTCTTTCATCTTTTGTACTGTATCTTTGTATCCCATAACCATGGTTTGGGAAGATATAGCAAAACCTATTATTTGAGCCTTATACCCTTGTATCGTAGCAATTATTTGCTCAAAATCAATATTTGAACCCAGCATACCATTTAAGTTATTAAGCATATCAAGAGTATCAGGATTAGCGAGGAGACTATCAAGATAAAAAAGAGCACCAATAATGGTGCTTCCATTGAGTGCGAATCCTGTTGCATTAATTCCCTTCGCCTTACGAAGTTTAGCATTGAGTCTCTCAGCTTTCGCCAGCTCTTCTGGACTAAGTTTTGGTTCTTCAACTTCTTCTTGAGGTTCATCAACATTAATCCCATAAGGCTCTTTCTTAGTCTCAAAATTCCTTTTTCTTTCAAAGTTAATCCCACCATCTTTATTTAAACCAGACAACTATTTGTCAGTTTTAATAAACTTCAATAAAGTATCCAAGCTACTCTCTATAGCATTGACATCCTCTTGAATCTCCCTCTGATTTGATATTAACTTTTCAGTAATACCATATAATTTATTATTACTCTCTAATACCTCTGACTTAATTTCAACAATCTCACGAAGTAACTCACTAAAATTAGTGGCAAGCTTATGAGTATAAATATTAAGAAACCACTTGCCAAAGTAAGAGATACCAACGAACATAGCAAATATGACAACAACTGCAATCCCATTTTCTGTAAGTAATGCATTTAAATCCATCTTTAAATTGGTAAGGGTAGTCCTAAAGAACTA